TCCCAAGGAGGCATATTCTCAATTTCTGTTAGAGAATATTTATGATACTGCATGAGAGCAAAATTGATTCGGAAGTATGTCTCAAGATCAACATGAGACATACTTAAGCGAAAAAATCCGTTAGCCCCTCTAGTTCTATAGTATTTTCTTTATTAGTCTTGGGATTTGTTACCTTTAGAGTATGTTTCAATTTGGGCATAGAATCAAAGAATTTTTCAATTTTTTGAAACTGTTCCGATGTCAATGATTCGACCCATTCTTTAAGTTCTTTTTTAGTACACTCAGATGCTGAGAACATCTCTTCATCATTATAAACCATGTCAATGGATTGTGCTACAATGTTAAATGATTTTTCAACTGGATTTTTTTCATCATCTTGGAAGTTAGTTTCTACAAACTGGCTCAATGATGGGTATTTCATTTTGACAGTGTATCCATCAGCTAATTCTATATCTGGAGAATGATCATCAGATTTCACAACCTTAATATCATCAATACTCACAGTTACAGGAACTTCTGTAACTCCATCATCACCACATGTTACTATGAGTTCAATTGTTTCACCCACAGATTTGCCACGAATATTTAAGAATAAGTATTCTATGTCAAAGCTAGGTAGAGTGTCAATCTTTATTCCTTTGGTTAAAACACATTCTTTGAGAACTTGTTTAACAGCATTAGAAATTTGTTTTTGATCTTGAGATTCAAGCGAAAGTATGAGAATTTTTTCTTCTCTAACCAAAAATGGTCTGTATTTTACAGTTTTTCCATTTGATGGCAATTTCAATTCATACTCAGCCGTCGTAATTTTAGGTAAAGGCATAATAAGTAATTATTCGTTATTATTTAGAGGGTCAGCCGAGAGCTGATTTATCGGCTGGATCTACTTTCCTTTCTTCAGCCATTTCTTGAAGGTCATTAGACTGTACAACATAGTATCTATCATATGAAAAGTCAACCTGTACCTGTAATACTTGACCGTTTCCATATGACAAAGGAATGTCCTGTATTGCTATTGGAAATGCGTTTATAAAGTTGTAACTTATAACATGACGAGAGGGGCCTTCAAAGTCTTTCATGGTGGGTAGTGGACGACTATCACCAAAATCATTGATGTCAAATGTACTAAAGTCCTCGTATGGAGAAACATAAGGTTTGTTACCATCTGTTGCCTCTCCCTTTACAAATTTACCAAAATCTCTTTCAAATTTAGTAATTTGAATATCTCTCTTATATTGATTAGGATATCTAAATCTATGAAATCCATTTAATGCTCCTGATGTAGGATATCCGCCACGAGATCCTGTAGGAAAAGGTTGGCCATCATTGCCTGTGAAGAGAGGATTCATATAGTTAACCCATTCTTGAAATAGTCTAAGAGATGTATAATCGCTTGTTACATAAAATCCAATTGAAATATCAGTATATTGTCTCTGTGTCGCAAATCTTTCTCTAATACCTTGTCTACTACCTACTTCCTGTACAACAGACATACTGGTGCCAGGCAAGGTAGCCTCAGTTGCTAATAATTCAAATCTTCTCTGTTTATCGTTATCTCTAAAGATTCCACAACTTTGTAACCATTGATTCAAATTTTCTGCCACAAGTTCATTTCCAGAATCTGTTTGGATTTGTGATAAAGTTTTACCACCATCATCTATCGGAAACTGTGTTCTTGTAGTAGGATTGGCTGGCGCTAAATCCATAGACACTTTAAAATAATTAGATAAGGATGGTGCTCCTAGTGCCTCTTGGAAATTTTGTAAATGAGCAGGATTATTTGTATCAACAGATCCCAGATCCACACTAGCGGCTAATGGCCCTACCTTATTAAAGTAATTTTTGATGTGGTTTATTTCTGCCATCTAAATATACATATGACTTACCATACTATGTATACGAGTTTTTATGGCTTATAAGGGGAAATTTAAACCAAAACATACTAAAAAGTATAAAGGCGATCCCACTCAGATCATTTATCGATCTCTTTGGGAGAAAAAGTTCATGGAATATTGTGATCTGACAGAGAATATAAGTCAATGGCAGTCAGAGGAGTTTTGGATACCATACAAAAATCCTTTGGATAAAAAAATGCATAGATACTTTCCTGATTTTTTTATCAAATATCAAGATGCAAACGGAAAGAAAAGATCTGTGGTGATTGAAGTCAAACCGAAGAAACAATGTAAAGCTCCACCAAGAAACCCAAAGAAAAGAAATAAGGCATGGGCACATGCTGTTCAAACATGGGTTATAAATGAAGCAAAGTGGAAAGCAGCGGAACAATACTGCGCTGACAGAAAATATGAATTTAAGATCATGACCGAAGACGATTTAGGTATCTCACATGATCGCAGAAGATATTAAACAAAAGGCTGGTGTAACAAACCATAAAAGTTTATGGTATGTGAATGCTCTTATAGAGGCCTTATCTGGTGTTCAAGAGGAGGAAAGAGATACCATAGATACTGGCGGTATCACACTAGGATCTCTATTCTTTTTTTCATATAGCGTAAAACATCCAGAAAAATATCCATTTTGGGATGTCCAACCATTAGCAGTGGCATTAAGATTTGATGGAGATGGGTTTCTGGGGTGTAATTTACACTATGTCAATCCAGATTATCGTGACGCTGTTGCAACTAGCTTACTAAATAGCGGTGGCGGGTCTGTAGTACCCAAAAATAGCATACACAAATACCTATTTTCTGGAATGGGTAGCCTATATAAAGTCCCTGATGATGAAGATTGGGCAAGTATATCTTTACTTCCCACAGAACGATTCGTGGATAAAAGGGGCAGAGCATATCCTAAAAACAGAGCCTTTAACTGGAGAAAATAGTGGCAGAAGAACAAAACATCATAGAAAAATACGGTGGTTATGATGAAATCAACCCAAAGATAGATGCGCTTAGGAATCTTGAAATAAAAAAAATACCCTACAAGGGTAAAATTAATGAGGGGACTGCAACCAGTTACAGAGTTTTTTACAATCCTGATACTCAAACGGTTCAAGTTTTACCTGTAGACTTAAATGGAGAGGTTGTGCAAGGTGCTGAATCAATATACACTAACGGTGTATTTGATTTAGATAAGATGGAGGTTGAACTTAACAGAACTGGTCAAGGTAACAAGGTAGTATATGGCCCTTTCTTAGATGAAGAGGAGAGAAAAAGAATCAATGAATTAATAAAAGATGGAGTAGAAAATTATTCCGTGGCTACTGGAACAGCTATTCCTAAATGGGTAACTCAAGATGGTTTTGCTAATGACATAGAGAGTTCAAACAAAGAAAAAAAGGACATAAACTTAGGGTTGGTAAATGAAAGTTCGAGTGTTGAACAATCAAATATGTATGCAAATACAGAGAATAATAATAATTCAAAAACTAATAAAGGTTTAGTAGATCTAGGAGTTCCTTTTGGCCAATATAATAATATAGTAGAGAAAAAGCAAAAAGGTTTTGGTAGAGATCACAATTTGTCGGACTATGATGATGATGCGGACGTAATGTTCAGAAGGATAGTTAGATATCCAATAGACATGGCGGATAATATGGATCACATGATGATTCAATGTTATGCCTACCAACCACCATATGCTCCAGCATTTAGAAAAGAATTTGGAGAGAAGGTACTAGACGAAAAGACAAAGAAGAGAGTATATGAAACTAATGTTGGCTTTGGTATACCAAGACAAACTCCTTTCAAGAGAAAATTAGGTGCTGGTATTAAACTCCCCATGCCTAATAATATGATGGATCAAAACCCAAGGATGTGGGATGAAGGAACAATGAACACTGGTTCTATGGGTGCAGTTCAAAATGCTAAAAAGAATGCTCTCACATCTTTCTTCACATTCGACTACTTCGGATTTGGTGGCCCAACAAGGAGAAATGCTATTGCAATCGAAAGATTGAAGAGAGAGGCGGGTAGAGCAGACATGCTTGCAAATCAGGTTAGTCAGTTGGTAAGTAATATGGGTTATGACGTTCCAGCAGAACAAATACTTTCTAGAAGTGTAGGTGTCATAGCAAACGCAAACACAGAATTACTATTCAGTGGAGTATCTTTAAGAACATTTGAGTTTCAATGGCAAATGAGTCCTAGAGATGAACTAGAAGCTGCTAATGTGAGAATGATTATTCGTGCATTTAAACAATGGTCTGCTCCTAGAAAACTTGCAAAGATTGACACTGGGATGGAGAAAAATTCAAGGAACACTGGTGTAGGTCAGGCTGGTGGGCCATCTTTCTTCTTAGGTACGCCTAATATATTCCGACTAAGATATCTGACAAGAGGTAAAGAAGATATCATGGGAGTTAATAAATTCAAACCTTGTGCATTGACAAACGTTTCTGTAAACTACACACCAGAAGGTCAATGGATGGCATATGACAGGGGTATGCCTGTTTCTGTTGTAATGACTCTATCATTTAATGAATTAGAACCTATATACAATACAGATTACACAGCAGAAGTTCAAGAGGGTAGGAAATTCATAGATAGTCCAGAGGGAGGCAATAGAGGTGATTTATTCCCCATCAGTATCATAAAACAACATGATCCAGCAAATGCAGAGGTAGGTTACTAATATGGCTAGTTACTTTTCATACTTTCCAGAAATAGCATATGTTTCAAGAACTAATGATAGAAGTTCTAGTGATGAGTATATTGTTGTCAAAAATATTTTCAAAAGAGCTAAACTTCGTGATGATTTTTACAATGTAGTTACTGCTTTTGATGATTATATGATCATTTCAGACGAAAGGCCAGATCAAGTAGCAGAAGCCGTGTATGGAGATCCTCGTTATGATTGGGTAGTTCTTACTACCAATAATATTACAAATATAAGAGATCAATGGCCTCTCAATGCTCAAGATTTTCAGAAATACCTTTTATCCAAATATGGATCAGAAGAAGAATATGCTAAGGTTCATCATTATATAACTGAGGTTAGCATTGACACCAAAAAAAGAATAGTTGTGCCTGAAGGTTTGAGAGTAGATTCTAATTTTAATTCTCAATATCTAGATCAAACTACAAGACAGGAAATTAATTATGGAGGCACATTAAATTCTCTATCTACAATAGATAGTGTCGGAACTGTTAAAGATGCCAATGGCAATGTAGTAACACATGACAATATACTTGCAGTAAGTAACTATGAATATGAGGAAAACTTAAATGATGCTAAAAGAAGAATTAAACTATTGAAAAAAGACTTCTTGAATGTAATGGTGAGTGATATGAGAGGCATAATGAAATATAGGAAAGGAACTGGTCAATTTATTACTAGGGGATTGAAACAAGCATTTAACCCCAGACTTAGTGGGTCATAAAAAAAGGGGTCGTAAGACCCCTTTCTTATTAGCAAACTACTTCAACTATGCAGTATGCTTACTCTTCAGCGAGTTTCTGAAAATAACTTAGTGCGTCTCATCTTCTTCCTCTGTAGTCTCTTCTACAGTAGCCACTGGTTCTGGTGTAGGTGTAAGACCTTCACTTAAATCCTCAAGATCTTCAGTGTCCATTTTAGGTGTGACAACTGCCTTTCTTGCTAGAACTGAGTCCAAACGTGCTTTAAGTTCATCATAAGACTTAAATTGGTCTGCAGCAGTGAACTCACTGAGATCATAGATCTTATCGTAGATCTTTTCTAACTCAGCATCATCATCTAAAAGTGCCTCTGTTTTACCAAACTCTGAACTATCATAGTTCCAGAATCCAGCAACCTGTTTGATCTTCAACTTGAAGTTGGCACCCTTCCAGAAATCGAATGGGTTGATTGGTTCTTCATCTTCAAACTCAGGTTGCATTGCAGCAGTGATCTTATCAAAGATCTTCTTGCCAAACTTATAGAGTTTGACTTGTCCTTCGTTCTCAGGATTTGAAGAATCCTTCACAATGTAAACATTTGCGTAATAAGATAACTTACGTTTTTGTTTACGAGCAATATCTTTGTCAGATTCACGACCACTGTTCCAAAGAGTTCTGTTAAGTTCTCCTACAGGGTCATTCTTTCCAATAGTTGTTAAACTATTTTCAATATACCAACCGCCAGGCCCTTGAAATGCATGACTCCATACTTGAGTCCATGGCAACTCAGCGTTGGCATGTGCAGGGAGGA